TGGTACTATAAAATCGTTTTAATGTTTTATAGTACGTGTTACCTGCTGGTGCGGATAATTAGCACAAAACTTGAATCGAATAACAAAGACTTTTTCTTTTCTTTTTTGTGCGGTGGAAAAATTTTAAAAGATGGATATAGAAATAGATAATGAAACACCTGATTTTAAATGTAAACAATGCAAAACAGGTGTATCAATTTATAATGAAGAATATTGGACAGGTGAATTTGATGTAGATTGTCCGGTATGTAGAACAAAACATAAATTAATGAGAGAACTTATAGAAAAGATTACATTATGCGAATAAATAAAATATACAACGAAAATTGCCTTGATACAATGGCTAAAATGCCTGATAATTTCATTGACTTAACTGTTACTTCGCCACCTTATGATAACTTACGAGAATACAAAGGTTATTCATTTGCATTTGAAGATATTGCTAAGGAACTTTACAGAGTAACAAAACAAGGTGGAGTAGTAGTTTGGGTTGTAGGTGATGCAACAAAAAACGGAAGTGAAAGCGGAACATCATTTAAGCAAGCGTTATTTTTTAAGGACATAGGATTTAATTTGCAAGACACTATGATATATCAAAAAAGCGGAGCTGGTGCAGTAGGAAGCAATAAATGTTATATCCAAAACTTTGAGTATATGTTTGTTTTTAGCAAAGGAAGAATAAAAACGACAAACCTTATTGAAGATAGAAAGAACAAAAAAGTTTGTACAACTATGTCAAATGGAAGCAGAGATAAAAACAATGCAGACAATGAACGAAAATACAGAACAATAACTACAAAAGAATACGGAAAAAGGTTTAATATTTGGCAAATAGAACAAAGGAATAACCAAGATGAATTTCATTTATTGCATCCTGCACCATTTCCACAGCAATTAGCAAACGACCATATAATTAGCTGGAGTAACGAAAATGATTTGATTTACGACCCATTTATGGGAAGTGGAACAACTGCTAAAATGGCTATATTAAACAATAGAAAATACATCGGCAGTGAAATTTCAGAAGATTATTGTAAGATTATGGAAGAACGTGTTAAAAAAGCTTGGGAAGAAAAAAGAAAAGAAAAAGATTTACAAGTAAGCACTCTATTCGGAGACGAAATGTAGCACTTGCGGGTAACACAAAGATAAGAGCCGTTTTTAAATGGCTTTTATCAACTGTTAGGAGTAGTTTAATTAAATTTAAAGAATGAAAATAGTATTAACAATAGAAGAGGACGAGTTCGGAGATTTGAATTCTGAATTAATAGCGGAAGATATACAAATATTAGAAGCATTAGAAATAATAAGAGAAGCACAAGAGGAGCTATATTTAAGTAGAATAAATTTAAACTAAAAAACAATGAGTGAAGTAAAAGGAACGATTAAAGAAATCAAATCAACACAAGTAGTAAGTGATAAATTCAAAAAAAGAGAATTTGTATTAACCACTGAAGACAAGTATCCACAGGATGTACTATTCCAATTATCACAAGATAACTGTGATCTGGTAGATATTTTTAAGGCTGGTGATAAAGTAACACTTGCTTATAATCTAAGAGGTCGAGAATGGGTAAATCCACAAGGAGAAACAAAATATTTCAATACACTTGAAGTATGGAAAATGAACTACCAAGATGAAACTATTAAACCTAGTAAAGCAACAGGAATAGTTAAAAACTTTCAAGAGGACATGATTAACACAATGACTCAAGAAGCAGATTTGCCATTTTAAAATAAATTACTATATTTGTAAAGCGCACAAGGGAGTAGTCGGTCAAACGTGATGTTGCTCCCTTTCTAATTTAAACTATATGACAAACATTATAATAAGTCTTTTTGTTGCATTCATAGTTCACCAAGAACTAAACTTCGGTTACTATGTAAGAAAATGGACAGGGACTAGAATTTCAAAACCAATTAAAATATTAGATTGTTTTCCATGTTTTAGTTTTTGGACAGCAGTAATAATAAGTTTATTCACTCAAGACTATTTAGCTCCGCTAGCAGTCTTTTTAATAATAAAGTTTTATGATAATAAGTAAGAACGCCTACGAGTCTTTTTTAAAGGTTAAAGAACTAATCAAAAGACCACAAATCAAATACTCTAATGAAGAGTTTTTATTACTTTCAGAAGTATACGCAGAGATAACTAAAAAGCCTTTAACAAAAGGTTGTGCTGGTTGTCTTGAAACAGGTTTGAAGATCCTAAATAACTGGATGAATCTTTTTGAAGATGCAACTAGACTAGCGTATGAGACAAAAGAAGTAGTTAAGAAAGTAAGAAAGAAGAAAGCACAATGAAAACTTTAATTGCTAAAAGACTAGATTTCGCTAAGTCATATACTGATTACCCACAAGCAGCAACTGAGAATGCTAAAATAGCACTAAGGTATGCAGAAGAAAATGGTTGGGGAAGTTGTGGAACTCCAGTAGGTAAACAAAGAGCAAATCAATTAGCAAAAAGAGAACCAATAAGCGAAGATACAATATCACGAATGGCTTCATTTGAAAGACACCGACAAAACTCAAACAAAGAATTAGGAGATGGATGCGGTCGTTTAATGTGGCTAGCATGGGGTGGAGATGAAGGAATCGAATGGGCTACAAGAAAATTAAAACAGATTAGAGATGGGAAAGCATAAGTACATAGAGACTCCCGAAAAACTTTGGGAACTATTTGAAGAATATGTTTTACATGAGAAAAAAAACCCTATGTATAAAACAGAATATGTAGGTAAAGATGGAAGGACTGAATTAACACCTTTAGAGACTCCGATAACGTTTGAAGGCTTTGAATGTTATTTGATGGATAAAGGAATAATAGGAGATTTAGGACACTATTCACAAAATTTAGATGGTAGATATAAAGAATATGTACCCATCATTACACGTATAAGAAAAAATTGCTTTGTGCATAACTTTAGAGGGGCTTCTGTTGGTTTGTTTAATGCTAATATCATAGCTAAGAAATTAGGACTATCTGAGAAAGTAGAAACACAGCAAACGATTATACAAAGGTTTGATTTCGATGTCAACGATTAAGGGGTATAAACCACACGAAAAACAAAAAGAAATACATAACTCTATAATCAATGAGAGTTATAAATATTATATTCTAAACATAGGTAGGCAGTTTGGTAAAACAATGCTAGGTATAAACCAAATGTTATACTGGGCCATCAATCACAAGGGTTGTAATATTGCATGGGTTACTCCTATCTATAAACAATCAAAGAAAGTATTTGATGAAATGGAGAAGGTCACGAAAACGAGTGGCCTATTCGAGTATAATAGATCTGACTTAACGATAACAGGTTTTAATTCTCAGATTCAATTCTTCTCCGGTGAACGACCTGATAACATTCGAGGTAATACGTTCGACTATCTTATAGTAGATGAGATGGCTTTTACACGTCCAGAATTATGGAGTGAGGTATTAAGTGCAACGGTCCTAGTTAAAGGTAAGAAGGTAATCTTTATTAGTACACCAAAAGGTAAGAACCATTTTTACCAATTAAGTTTACAACCTAACTACGATAATCGTTATAAGTACTTCCATTATTCTAGTTACGACAACCCTATGATTGATGCGGAGGACTTAGAAGAAAGGAAAAGGAGTTTACCTAAACACATCTTTGAACAGGAATATTTAGCGAAGTTTATTGATAATGCTAGTGGACTATTTAAGAATGTCGATAGTTGCGTAATTAAGACCGCTGAACGTACGCAAAAACTATTCGGAGGGTTAGATATAGGTAGAGCAGATGACTACACTGTGTTAACTATTTTAAACAAAAACTATCAAATGATATATGTTCAAAGGTGGAGACAACAAGAATGGTCCAAGATTATAGACGAGGTTGCAACTAAGATCCGTGAGTACAATGCTGAGATATTTGTCGAAGTGAATAATCAAGGAGACGTGTTCTTTGAAATGTTACAGAATAAAGTATACAACAATATACAGCCTTATGTAACCACTACAGCAACTAAACCGATAATGATTGAAGATTTAGCGGTACACTTTGAGAATAAAGATATCGGAATACTAAACGAGAATTGGCTAGTAGATGAATTGAACGCATTTACTTATATTTACAACGAGAAAACTAGGAGAGTACAATATGGCGCACCACAAGGAGTACATGATGATGGTGTGATGTCGTTAGCACTTGCGGTACAATCAATAAAAAAGAATCAATATGGCTATTTTGAAGTATATTAATATTAAAGCACCGAAAACATTAAACGATTTACGCATAAGACATTTGAAGTCGTTAACAGATGAAAGGTTTCAAAACGACATGAGTCTAGATACGATCATTGATTTTATACACGCCATAACAGATTCTGATAAGGAAGATTTAAGAAAGGTTAATAAGAATGATTTATTAAGCATACACAGACATTGTGTGAGACTTTTTAAGTATTTTAATATCACAGAACCTAAACAAGAAATAACT